GTCTTTCTAACTTTAGAGTTGCCCCAATTAGAAGCGCCTACTTTCCTACATTTAGCCAAGGCTCCTGATGCATATGCTGAAGGCCAAACTTTGTAACGGCTCTTCACCTTGTAATAACATGCGTCTTTCTTACCCATAGCTTACCATTTCTTACACGACCAATATCTAGCTGTCATCTTAGACGGTGGCCTGCTGTCACAACCATGTCTAGCACGAAAGTTCTTTCTGCGACCTGGCTGGTTCTTTTTAATCTTCATTTTAGCATCGCCAAATCGGATGATCTTTTCTTTACCACCCTGACACGCTTTAACAACAAACTTCTTACCGCCAGATACCTGACGTTTCGGTTTGTTACATGCCATTTTTGCTTTATTAATTTTGGCCATACTACGTCCTTTTAGAGTAGGGGGGCATCGCAGTGCGAATCCTAACCCGCCCCCCTAATCCTTTAGGCGACTGTTGAACAATCAACAACCACTGCCCAAACTTTAATTCTAGCCGCATCAGTCACAGCTCCAGTAACACCGATAAGCATATCGATAGTATCTGCAGTTGCGAAATAGTGACCATTATTGTTTGCGATTAAAAGCGCACCGTTTGACTGGGTAGTGCCAACTGCGTTAGCGTCACCTCCGTCAACAAAACCGTCTACATCGCCACCAGTCAAACCGATGTCAAATGTTGACGCTGCACCTTCAGCAGTAATAGTAGTTGCACCAACTGCCATCACTAATGTGTTGGCTGGAATCGAAAGCACTTCGATAGAATCACCAGCGGCAAGAGCTGTAGCGCCTGCTGCAGCCCTAGCGGCAGTAATCTTAGCAAAGTCCAAATCGACTTCCATATAACCGACTCTAGTCAAGCCCTTAGCTGGATGTCCTCCAGCAGAACCTTTATTAAAGCCGTGTGAGTCTGTATAAGCAGCCATCTGATCCTCCTTACAATGTAACAATCATTGTGGAAAGAGCTTCAGGCTTAACGACTTTATAGCCGTAAACTTGAAGACCACGAATGATGTTTCCAAAAGTTGTTTCAGAACGGATGGTTTCCATATTTGTCATCTGAGATGCAAATGTGAAGCCCATGTTATGTCCACCAATAATGCTGAACTCGCCGCCTGAAGTTTTCTTCAGATTGTGACTTACATAAACAGTAAATCTATCAATCTGCCCTAAACGTCCATTACGTAGTGGGGTAGACCCATCACCAGTAATAGAAGCGTCTTTTAGATCAGACTGCTTGATTAAGCCAGCCATCTTAGCAGGAATCACAATAAAGCGATCTCCTTCAGGACAATTAGCTTCGTCAAGCACAGTACCCATATCGATAATCTTACCAATAACATTATCTTTTGTTATTGCAATGGGACTGCCTGCTGCACCAAGGGCAATATCACCAGAAACTCTTCCAGCTGTAGCGCCTTTGTTTAGTGCATCAACATCAGGAAGAATATCTGTCAAGACCCTTTGGTCGATCTTAATTTTCATTCTTTCTGAAGCGTCTTTTGACCACTGATCCATCATATTAACGTCAGCTTGCACTTCGTCTACATCGTCTTCGATACAGGCAAAGTACTCACCTTTGTCAATAAGCAGCTGTAGCTTTGGCTTATCAGGCTGCTCTACGTTAAGAGTTTGACCCTTGACGTATGTCTGGATAGTAATTTCAGGAGTAGTACGGATGTTAACCGTATCACCCATGCTACGAATCTCACCTTCGTAGTCGGTGTTAGAGATTGCTGCGAGCACTGTTGCATCGTAGAAATTCTCAATGAGCTTACCCGACCATATCTCAGGAATAAAATTCCCAGTATACTGCGGATGCCCAGGGGATGTTGCGTATGCCATTTTGGCCTCCTAACACATGTTTAAGTTATGCGACCCTCTGCCTGAGCAGCAAAGATGTCACGTTCAATTTTAGCCCGTTCATCATCTCGACCTTTGTACTTTCCTTTACGAACATCATCATAGAACTGACCTATGTCAGCCGCTGAATAGGTTTGTTTTTGAGTAGGTACTGAACCCTGACTTCTCCCTTTCTTCGGAGAAACCTGTTGTTCAAGTTCGTTTTGATTTACGGTCTTTACCTGTTGAGCAGAATCAGAACCTTTTAAGCTAGACCAAGTTTGAAAAAACGAAGCTACACGTTTCGTATCAAATCTACGCTGTGCGTCATCCAGATATGCTTGCCTTGGCTGTCCAGACAATGGATCAACTTCTAACAACCAACTCTGAAAATCTGCGTTCTCGTTGATTTTCTCCCAATCGGGTACTAAGTTTTCTAACTCGGCCCAGAATAATTGCTCTTGAGTATTTCCAACTTGATTAGCTAGTTGTTGTACTTGCGGAACAGTATTCTGATTCATCTGTGCAACTTGTGCTCGTAGATTACTAATCTCACTAGCCATGCTGCCCAGCTCTTCTTTTGACACTTTACGCATAATATCAATAGACTCACCGTACTCCTCAACTTCCTTATCTGTTATCAACTTTGTAGGTTCAACAGCTGGTTGTTGTGGGGCTTGAGACTGTTGTTGATTCATAGTAGATAACAACTGCTCAAACTGGTTAATCTTTGAAGTTTGCTCTTGCACCTGTTGGCGCAACTGCGGAACTTCTGCGTTATACATGCCCTGAAGGGTCAGATACTTTTGTCTCCAATCGGCTTTTTCTTCCTGGCGTTCCCCTGATTGCTCTACAGAGGAAGCAGCTGCAATTTCAGTTACATTGTCGGCACTGGGTTCGGATTCAGGAGCTGACTCTGCCGTTTCTTCAACGGGGGCCTCCTGAACTTCATCCTCTTTTAACTCCTTGTACAACTCTTGTACTGCCTCTGACTGTTTCTGAACTTGCTTCGGTATTGCCATTTTTCGCTCCTTAAGGTATGCGTGTTAGTCGGCTGGTCATACTAAACCTTTGCCGCTGTTGATGGGGCTTCTTTAATTAATTTGGCTAGTTCGCCAAGAACTTGACACCGCCCCTGTTGTAGTGCCACGTTATTAATGACACTTGGTAAGGTTTCTAACTCATGTAACCTCCAAGTATCAATAAATTCTAAAATCTCTGGATACTGTTTATTTACAGCCGCCAGACTATGTAACGCTTTTGCATCAGGCCGAATCATCCAGATCCTCCTGTTTGTCTATTCATAACTGTATTAGCAGCTAACCCTCCAGCAGGGTTACCAGCTGGATCTGTTACTTGTGCTTGCTGTGGCTGTTGCTGTTGCTGTTCTTGCTGAGCTTTCAACAACCTAGATTTAAATGCTTCTTTCTCTCTTGATGGTATGATGTCATCAACTGGCATTTGAAGACCTTTAGCAACTTCTCTAAGAATCGCTGCTCTACCTTCTTTACCAATAATCTGTGAGTCAATCTCATTACCTGTAGCATTAAGAAACTCGATACGTCTAATATTAACTGTTTCTTTAACAGCCAAATTAACTGCACCTTTTGGTACAATAGCTAGATCGCCTTTAATACTTTCATCTTCGTTATATCGCATGTTGTATAGGAAGATACGATGTAACACAGGTTTTATTATGTCATTATCAATATGCATAACAACCTGACGAATACCTTTACCTGCTGATCCCATTAACATTGAAAGTCCAGAGGCAGTTCTACCTGCACCCTGAACATTCAAGTCACCCGTGACATAGGAAGGAATGCCACTGTGGTCATCTGCCAACTTAGCAAACTTGTCATAGATAGCCGCTAGAGTATTAGCGTTATCTTCAGGCTGCGTAAACCTGACTGCAGGTGCATTAGCTCCAAGGGGATCGTTTGTTACTTGCCAGATTTTCCACGGATGAAGTTGCGTAATATCTTCATTTGGCGGTATACGTTCAAGGTTAACTTCAACTTGAGGGCCTGAAGAGATGCCCATATTGTTAACGAGCGCACGCACAGCTGCGTTACAAACGTTTTGCACATCTTCAATAATCTCTGGTATACCTTTACCCCAAAACGCCCCAGGCGCTTTAATAAATGATGTTTTAGCATATGGTTTTTCTCCTAAGGGATCATAATTTAATATTGCTTTAATTACGTAATCCCCGATAACCCACACGTTTGCATCGTATTCTTTCGTAGGTTCTGGAATCATATCCTCTTCCATACCCCATTCGATCAGCATACTACCGCTTACTTTGCCCCAAAACTCTAGCGCATCATACATTTCTGTAGGACGTCTATGGCTATAGTATTTGTTTTCTTCTTGGTCTTTGGTATACTCAAAGTCTTGCGTAATCCAGCTTCCATATTCATTTGTACCCAGATCTAACAAATGTCTTATAGCGTCATCATCATAACCTGGGACTCCAATAAGATCTGAAAGATCAGAACGACTTAGCTTATGATGCTCAAACAAGTACCCTTCATTAATGTCAGATATTCCAGGTTCTGGATATATATCAAACGGGTCTACTCGTTCAAACTCTGGCGCTATTATTTCATCTGCAACAACGGTAGTTATATCACTAGACGTATCATATTTAATACGTCTTTGCCTTCTTATAACAGGCCCCTTGATAAAAGCGCATGGGTAAGTAACTAAATCAGTTATAAAGTTATTAAAAGATTCAGGCCACCCACCATGAACAAATTGATCTTGGATAGTGACCTTCATCTTGTCTGCTCGGTTTTGAGCACCCTGGAGGATACCAAACCTGTAGTCCTGAGTTACCATTTCTTTTAACTCATTGAGTTGGCTTGGAGTAGGTGCTTGCCCCATTCGTTTTATCATATCAACGACAGACTCAGCGAATGCTTCTTGAATTTCAGCTCGTTGTCTAGGAGTAAGTTCTGGAATTGGTGTGGGTTCTAAATCCCATGGTGGTGTACCAGAATCAAGTAAGATATCACGCAACCAAGATTCAGCGCCTCGACACTTAACCTCAGTGAGCATCATATAAAGATCTGAACCACCTTGTGCTTGAATAGCTGCTAATTTATCAGGTTCATATTCTCCGTTACGTTGCCGCAACGCTTTGAGCATAGTAAGCTCGATAGGATCTTTGGCTTGCTTAGCAGCTTCCCAACATTCTCTAATATGAGAAGCTAACCCTAGTATATAAGGTTCGTTCTGACGAGCTTCTAATTCTGCTCGCTTGGCAGCTTCTGCTTCTTCTTTAGTAACAAGTTCAGCATTACCAACTATCTTAAGTAGTCCTGCTACCATAACTTACATCCCTGTTCCGTAAGATTTACCTCTCTTTTTACGTTTCTTATCTTCATCCTCGTCATCATCGTCCCGCTTGTTTTCTTTATATTCCATAGCAGGGCCAACTAGACCGCCTGTAAGATAAGGTCTACGAACATCGCCACCTTCCCCACTCATCTTGGGGTTGTCCGATATACGTTTGTAAGGTTTACCACCTCCACATGTTCCCATGATCGCCTCCAATAACTGACAACTTGTTATAGTTTACTATAAAAAGAAGCCCCGTCAAGTAGAAAGGAGAAAACTTAACGGGGCTAGTGTATGGTTGGCGACAGTGGAGTATCTCCAACCGAGGGAGGAAACGTCTCAAGTCCAGCCCACTGCTGCCACTCGCTTGATATCTCTAGCTTGTGGCGTCAATGCACCTTCACCAACTGAGTGTATATGCAGCATCAAATATTGTAAAGCCTCTGCTACATGCGAGTGTTTGTTCTTTTCTATGCTACCGTTCTTGTGGTGAAATCTATAACCACCCATCATGGCTGACTTGAGGTGTGTGCATCTAGGATCAACTAAGAACCCTGAATCTCCATCAACGTGCCGCATTAGAAAATCATCAACAGCTGACAGCCTAGCTGACACACTGTTAGTTTTTGCAGGAAATACTTTGAAGCCTTCTGCTTTTATTATATCGACAGCAGAACGCTCGTCAGTCTGTGCTCTCTGCGTACCAGCGGGGTCAACTACAATAACAACAGGTGCGCTAGTAAACCGTTCGTGTATAAGTGGGCGGATGATCGTGCGGACGAAACGCTGGATACCCATATCGAAGGAGACAGCCTCATCGAGTATCAGCGCTCGCCCACGAGGATCTTGTTGCCCTATAACTGCTGCTGGTGTCAAGCCTAAATCCATACCGATAATAATAGGGCGCACACCATTAATAATAGGAGTGAGCGTAGACGTTGCCATATGGTAGTCTGGCCTAAAGTATTTGTATACTGGTTGTCCTGCTGAGCTGAGTCCGTACTCACCGTCAATAAAGACTCGGACATACTCTTCTGAACGGCCTTGGGTGTCATAATATCCATCTGGTAAATTCTCCACATTTTCTGCGAGAGCGCTTCGGCCTGACGGTTGTTTGAAAACATCCCACCCATTATCATTGTCACTGACCCCATCTTTTGGGTCTAGCTTTTCCATTTGATAATACCACCATGTATCCATAGTCGGGGGGTTAGTATCTCCCCACATTCCAAACCATGAGGGCCCTCCATCCTTAGCGGACGGGTATCTACCAATACGTTTGGACATAGCGTCCACAATCTCTGAGTTAATATCTCTACACTCATTGAACCACGCAAAGGTCAGCTCAAGTGAGTTTAGGTTTGCCACATCGTCTGCGTCATCGAGTGCACGAAACATAATCTCGCACTCGACATCACCAACTTTAAAGAAATAGGTTTTGGTGGTACGCATGAAGTTGCCGCATATCCCTGGTGGGAACCAGTCGAGAAACGTTTTAATGGTCGTATCAGTCAACTGACGAACAGTCTCACGAACAACCGCAGCACGGGAACGCCTCACCCCGTCCTGCCCAGGCTGCTGCTGTGATGCCCTACGGACAATTTCAAAACAGCTCGCCACCGACTTACCTGACCCGACTGGCCCCATAAGTACACGCATCTTTGCATCAGAGTTCATAAACGCTGTACAAGTCTTCGATGGTGTAAAGTCTATATTCATAAGTCACCATATAAAATTATGGCATAGGGTTCGGTAGTTGTACGGTTACGCAACACCTTTTGTCTAAACCCAATGCCTTCTGCTTCAAGTATTAATGCTACTTGTTCACAATCATCCAACGTCTTGAATGTCGCCATCGGCATCTTCTCGTAGGTCTGGGAGAACTTCTGTTTCAGATTCGTGATCAATCGTGGTTGTTGCGATGTGCTCTTGACCTGCGAGGTTAATTGTAATTTTAACTCCGCCACTTTGTCCCTCTATAGCTGTATCATTCTTTGGCTCCAAGCCGCCCCACTTAACAGTTGACTTTATCAAGTCAGCTTTAACTGCAGGCGATACTTCTGGAGAATGGATTAACGTCCAACTAGTTGTCAGTAGTTCTTCCGCCTGTGCTCGGGCCTTAAGCTTGAACGTCATGCCTTTCTCTTTAATGTCATCCCTATAAGAGTTGACCTGTTTGAGAAACACAGGATCTTTGTTGAACACTAACACATCATCAGCAGAAACTGAGTGCCGTTGTTTTAGTTCATCTAAAGTCTCACCGCTGCCTTCAAGCATCAGCGCTATATCGAAAGCTAATCGGTTCGACCACTTAGTGTGTTTAAGCGGTAACGTATCCATGCAGTTGATCCTATGTGTAATGTACAATCCTGTCAAGAAACTTTGTAACTTTACACCTTCTAAAAAACGGCCCTTGGTTTATGAGCCTTACCTATATATAGAAGCAAAAAATTTACAAGTCCAAGTGCCCCCCTACAACACATAGTGTGTCGGCTCGGATTTAGATAGGCTGTAACCCGCAGAAACTGGGCAAACTTGACATAGTGTATCGTTATGCTAATGTTGAATTGTCGGTGGCGATGTTGCCCCGACATAACCCGTCACGCACAGCGTGGCTGTGTGTGGCACATACTGGAAGGAGGTTCTGCTATGCGGAACTCATCTTATGAAGGTATGGTTGCCCTTCACATAAGCAACCAAAAGGGCGTCAACACTGTTGTGTTGAAGCGTGGTTCAACTGGCAACGGTCACGATGCTAGCAACCCCAAGGCTATCCTTGATGATCTCATCGAGAATGCGCCAAAGGGTGTAGCTCTCAACCCGTACAACTTCAACGTCATCGCTTTTGATGTCAACAAGAAGTTGGCCGCCAAGAAAGAAACGCTCACCGTTGAGCATGTGGCCAAGACGGTCAAAAAGCTCGGCGATGACCTGACGGTCTGGGTCAGCGTGTGCTGGAACAGCTACGGCAAGCCGCCAAAGCTGAACATTGCACAAGCTTCGGCTAAGTCGACATTCGCTAACGGCGGACGTCAAGCTTCACCGAACCCGTTCAAGAACGGTTAACCCATGGGCAGGGGCTTCGGCCCCTGCCGCTTATTGAAAGGAGGCTATTATGCCTAAGCTACGCACAACTACCTATCAAGTACGTGTCAGTGCTGATAAGTTTCAAACATTCTCCACCACTGTGGTGAAAGAGTGGAGCCGAGCTAAGAGTATCGCCAAGCGATGCATCAAGAAGCACGGTGTTGAAGCTAGGATACTGCCAGTACGTAGTAGGTAGCTAACCCTGGGAGCCCAGTGATGGGCTGGGCTCCCTCTTTTTAAAGGAGAAAACAATGCAAGTACCAATGTTTACTAACTCATGGACTGGAAAGACAGTCTATATAACAGAAATATCTAACAGTACACTAACATACTGTGGATATATACCACACGATCAGTACACAGCTGATACAACCAAGCAGGAATACATACCTGGACTACTAGAAGACGAGGAGGAGGAGTCGTAAGACTCTTCTTTCTTTTTATTTTTTAAAAACAACTACACCTACCATAGCTCGGGGGGTCATCGCACGCTATAAAGTGGCTATAATGTGGGGGGTATATGGCGATCTATACAATCTATGGCTAACATTACACACTTATTCAGCGTTTAGATTATCTAACGTTACACTCTCTTGCCCATATTGTCAGGTTTTACAAGAGGTTATGCCATATACGGCTCGATATTCGATATAAATAATCTAAATAATCTACAGATTTTACATATATCGCCTATAGATTACCACTTCTTAGCGTTATATAGGTTTTCGCATATAACATTACATAATATATCTGTAGATTATTTATATCGTAACCTGTCAACACGTTGATATTGCTACCTATTATATGAGTCATAAAATAATCTATTAGTAGGCTCTGTATTATACTTGTACAGCGAGGGGCAACTTGACACTCGGCTCGGTTTTGGTATTCTGGTCGGGCTTGGCGAGGTGGTCTCGTTATAGCGCTGTTCTAACTTAACATTTAAAACTGGAGGTTAATATGGCTAGAACTTTTGATGGTACTGTTGAGGCTTATGTTGCACCTATTGCTAAGACTGTAAAGGTGCGTAATCACACTGCTGGAACTGCGTTTACTGCCGAGAATGTAAACGATCTATATACAACCATGGTTGATGCTGCTGAAAAGCATGGTGTAACTGTGTCTGTATTTGCTCCAGATATTGAGAAGGGTCGTAAAGGTGGCTTTAGTGTCGCTGAATTGCAAGCTCTTGATATGTCTGAGTATAGTGTCAAGTTATTGGCAGGTAGATATGGGGCTTATGTCGCCGTATTGAAAGATGATGCTGATAGTCAGCAGGCATCTGGTGCTAAGACAATCGTACTGTAATGTTAACCACTGTAGCAGGGAGTGTAATGCTCCCTGCTCAGCCCTATGGAGGTCTATATGAAAACTAAACGTTGTGTTTATTGCGCTACTCAGTATCCAGTTAGACGCTATGAACTGGGGTATGTAACTTGCCTTGATTGTGGCAGTAAAGATGCCAGTACTGTCAAGCATACTGTCGTGCCAATGCACAAATCTAACTACGTTGTTATCACTAATCGTGATGACTTGGTAGGTATCAATAGCAAGGGGGGGTTAGTGAAATGAAACTGTCAGTAATTCTCGCTTGGATTTTATATGGCGTTGTATCGTCTGTGTTGATGATGCTAGCCGATAGCTATTTCGGTTGGGGTTTATTCTCATGAGGAAGCTAACCGAAATCTTGGGGGGGTTGATGATGGCTACCATTGTCGGCTTCCTATTGGCGTTCGTACTAATCAATTTCATCCTTGGGTGTGAGACATGGGATGAATCATTGTGGACATACGAACATTCATGCGTAACACCATCAGCTATATGGGAAGGAGTAAAGATATGGCTAAACAAAACTTGAAGCTATTCATGCTACGGCATGAACAAGGTGGAAATGCAGTCAAAGATGACAGTGGTGAAATCATTCACTACTCAAACAAGATGACTGCCAAGAAGAATAGGAAAGGCAATCAAGTCGTGTCCTATGGCGTTGACCATCGCAGATACATTCAGAAGAAGGGAGATAAATGATGCGAGCTACATTACTAAACGAAACTCTGAAAGAGTTATTCAAATCCAAAAGACCAGTATGCATCGAAGGTATGCCAGGGGGAGGTAAGACTACCATCTCTCAACAAGTTGCCAAACAGTTGGCAGTTGGGTACATCGAGAAGCATACACCTACAATGCTTGTCGAGGACTTCGGTGTACCAGACATGGCAACAGATGGTAATTCATTCGGTTACAAACTACCAGAGTGGTATCCTGCTGAAGGCAGAACAGATATACCAGACGAGGGTATACTCTGCTTCGATGACAGAAACCAAGCACCTGCTGATATTCAGAAGGTACTGGCTAACATACTGCAAGCTAGGACACTGCATGGTGTACCACTGAAGAAGGGTTGGCACTGTATATCTACTGGTAACAGACAGTCAGACAGAGCAGGTGCTAACAGAATCTTATCTCACTTGCGTAATCGTGAGACTGTAATTGAATTGGAAACACACCTTGATGACTGGACTGGTTGGGCAATCGAGAATGATGTCAAGCCAGAGCTAATCTCATTCATTCGATTCAGACCTAATCTACTGCATGACTTTGATCCTCAGCGTGACATCAATGCTACACCACGTTCATGGGTTGAGGGTGTATCTGATGTGATTGGTATTGTACCTGCTGATGCAGAGTATGAATGTTTCAAGGGTGCAGTTGGTGAAGGTGCTGCAGCAGAGTTCGTTGGGTTCTTGAAGATACATCGTAAGCTACCTAATCCTGATAGCATACTGATGAATCCTAGCCAAGCTAATGTACCAGATGACCCTGCTACATTGTATGCATTGTGTGGCACGTTAGCTCACAAAGCTACACTGGCTAACTTCGACCGAGTAATTACTTACGTTGGTCGTATGCCAAAAGAGTTCTCTGTCCTATGTATTTCGTATGCTACTCGCAAGAACGATGAACTTGCTAGCAGTGGTGCGTTTACCAAGTGGGCAGTAGATAACCAAGATGTCTTGTTCTAAGTGGAGGTAAACATGAAACTAACAGACAAAGCATTACTTGTTCAGCTTAACGTATCGCAGTGGACTGCACGTAAGTATGACAAGAAAGTAACTCAGCAGATTGCTGACCAACATAACACAATCGTTGAAGCAGGCAGATACAACAAGTCTCTGCTTCCTCTCAATGATTACCTTGGTAACATCCACAAGCTGACTACCACCATACGGACAGAGTACTACAAGAACACTCTGCCTTGGGGTATCAATGGTACTCAAATGTTACCATCTAAAAACTATCTGTCGTTCATGACAGACTTCCGTAACTTCAAAGCTAACTGGCTTAGTCTAGTTGACCAGTTCGTTGATGTGTATCCACAGTTGAAACTGGATGCACAGAGGTTACTACCTAACGGATTGTACAAGGAAGAAGACTATCCTACTGTTGATGGTCTTCGTGCTAAGTTTGGTATGGACATGATTGTCATGCCAGTACCTGCCGATGACTTCCGAGTACAGATTGCAGATGATGAACTCTCTGCCATTCAACAACAAGTTACCGAACGTGTAACTAGTGCATCGCAGGAAGCTATGAAAGAAGCATGGCAACGACTGTACGATGTAGTCAAGCATGCTAGTGACAAGCTGAATGAACCTACTGGTATTTTTCGTGACTCACTAGTTCAAAACATCAATGACATCTGTGGCATATTGCCAAGGCTTAACTTTGCTGATGACCCTAACCTAGAGACCATGCGTCAACAGGTTGAGCAATCACTTGCTAACGAGAATCCAGAAGCTCTTCGTGTTGACTGGGATTTACGTGAACAGAAGGCAAGACAAGCCAAAGCTATTGCCGACAAGATGTCAGTATTCATGGGAGAATTATGATGGATATACAAACAAGATTGTCTAAAGCAAAGACATCGCTAATGTTGGAGTACCCCTTCTGGGGTACTCTGGTAATGAACATGCCGTTCAGCCTAGATGAGAACATACCTACTGCATGTACCAATGGTAAGTGGGTCAAGTTCAATCCAGACTTTGTCAATTCCTTGAACGATGAGGAACTCAAGTTCCTTGTTGCACATGAGATTGCACACCCAATGTTTGAACACACCACTAGGCGTGGTGAACGTGATGGGTACAAGTGGAATCAAGCAGGCGACTATGTCATCAATCAGATACTAACTGATGAGGGTGTAGGTAAGATGCCAAAGGATGGTCTGTTGGACAAAGACTTGTACGACAGAAACGATGGTGTCACTGATAAAATCTACAATGAACTACCCGATACACCAGAGGATGGTAGAGGGTATGGTAATGCAGGTCAGCCATTCGATGACTGTCAAGATGGTGGTCAGACACAAGCAGAGATTGCACAACAACAAGCAGAATGGCGTGTCAAAGTAGCTCAAGCAGTACAGTCAGCTAAGATGATGGGTAAGTTAAGTGCAGGTATTGAGCGCTTAGTCGGTGAACTACTAACACCCAAGGTGTTGTGGGCAGATGTACTGCAACGCTTCATCATCAAAGCTAAGACTGATGACAGAACATTCGCTAGACCCAACAGACGTTTCATTCAGCAGGGTATGTATCTACCTAGCATCACTGGTGAGGTGATGGGTGAGATTGCATGGGCAGTTGACTGCTCTGGTTCTATTGGTCAAGAGGAGATAGACCAGTTCGCTACTGAAATCATCAAGGTATGGGAAGACCACAAGCCTACTAAGACTCATGTCATTTACTTTGATAGTGAAGTGGCTCACTACGATTGCTTTGGTCAAGATGATAAACCAGAGATTAAACCACATGGTGGAGGAGGTACTGCCTTCTCACCAGTATTCAATTACATGCAAGACAATGACATAGACCCAGTGGCTTGTGTGTTCCTAACTGACCTTTGTTGTGATGACTTCGGTATTGCACCAGACTGTCCAGTACTGTGGGTTACTACGATGAAAGGTGATGCACCATTCGGTGAAGTTGTAGAAATGGAAGGAGTAAACTAATGGCAACAGTTAGATTTAGTGATGCCCTCAAGGGCGAAATACGTAACAGTGCAAAAGCTATGTTTCAAGACAAGATAAAGCAGGCAATAGACAACGTGCCTGCTCATTGGGGAGAGAAAGTATATGAGTCTTTCTTTCCCCTTGATGTACGACAGAAGATGGCATCACTGCCAGACTATGTACTGCGTAAGACAGAATCCATTGATGTCAGTGGTTGGGCAAATGCACCAGAGGATGTATGGCAGACTGGTGCTTATCGACATCAGACATGGATGCTAGCTAGTACGATTAGGTTATCGTTTGGTAAGCCTATGCCTTGGGTTGATAAGTTCCAAGATGCACCTAGTGGTTTCGTACATAGCTACAGTAGTGGGAAGTTTGACTTTTCCGATGCACGTTGGGATTGGTTGAAGCCAGAGTTCAAGGAGTACAATCGTCAAGTTTTTGTACAGACTGAAAAGATGGAGAAGTTCCTAGAATCTGTCAACAGATTGATGGATACATATACCACACTAGCACCTGCTCTCAAAGCATGGCGACCATTGTGGGATTTGTTACCAGAAGAAGCTAAAGAACGACACAAGACTGTCAAGGAACGTAAGGTAACTAAGGCAGAAGACTTAGACCTAGACCTTAACGCAATGACTAGTGCCGTAGCACTAAATAAAATAACTAAATAGAAAGGAATAAATATGACTAGAAGATATTTCAATGAACCTATACTGATAGACTACGCTGATTGTGAGCGTAAGTTTTCTACGTGTAGACATCCTGCAAAGGGTAAGCCTATACGTACATGGTGTAGGTTATTTAAAAACCAAGATGTGTACGAGTTAAGGTACTCAACTTGGAATGGTGAGAACAAGGAAGTAATCGCTGAGTTTCATCAAGATGGTAGGCTTGTCTTACCATCTGATAGCTACACATGGCAGATGATGCATGCTTCTTTGTCTACTGCTTTGCATAGAGTGATACCTATTGTCACTGAACGTGTAGGTAAAGCTAGGTATCGTATTATTCAGCATAGATGGTTGGATGAAAATGTAGATGAGACTGACCCATTAGCAGGGGGCAGTGAGTTCTATCACGATTGGTGGAAGTCATTCAAAGCCAAAAGCGTTGAGTACTTTGCAGGTATAACTTTCAATCATGAAGGCTTATGCATCAACCCACGACAAGCTACCACTGGTGAGATTGATACAGAGAAACGTAAGGTATGGCTACGTATGCTCAAGCGTTTCAAGCGAGGTCTAAAAGCTAGAGCCAAGGTAGGTGCATTACAACAACATGCCAAGCGTATCTATGACAAACATGCTGAGATGGAACGCAAAGGTCAGAATCGTTGGCAATGGCAACTACCTAACTGGAGGTCAAAGACATATTACTCAATGCTCAAACAAGCTATGGAGACTAATGAGTTTACTCCAGAGTTTCTTGATGCCTTCGTTGAATCAGCTACCCCTAACACCTACGGCAATCAGCTGGCTACAGATGCACACATCCTACAACACGTTGACACAGTGATGAGTGATATGTCTTACGATCTGCGTAAAGACTTTGGTGTGTTTATACAAGAGCCATTAACTGCTGATGGAAAGGTAATGCAACGATGACAGTTATTGCATGGGATGGTGAGGTACTTGCTACTGATACCCAATGTGTATTGGGTAACGCTAAATACAATGCACCTAAAGCATGGTACAAGTCTGTGGGGGGGCAGGCTTGTATCCTCACTGGTGTAGGTACACTCAAGAATATACACCGACATAAGGACTGGCTCTTACATACATATAGTATGGATGGAGAAAACGCTAGTCATCCATTCCCTTATGGCGATGTAGAAAACCACTACTACCAATTTATCCTCGTAAACAAACAAGGACTATTACGTTATGAGGGTACACCTTATCCCATAGTACATGGGGTAAACGCTTGTGCATTTGGTGAAGCATCTGACTTTGCCTATGGTGCATTAGCTATGGGGGCTACGGCTATTGAAGCAGTCAAGGTAGCTATCCAATACTCTCACCAGTGTGGGGGTAATGTTGAATCATATTCGTTATTGAAAGGAGACGAACATGAACCGAAAGAAGTCTAAGTCTGAAAAGATATGGGCGTATCTAATCGAACACCCTAATGCCAAAGCTAAAGATGTAGCCAAGGCGTGCAAGTGTTCAGAGAAGTATGTCTACAACTTGCGTAGTAAAATAGGTACACCAGTAGAGGTGCTATCTAAACCTAAGATACGCATGCGTACAGAGGTACTGACATCTGCCAACACGTTGGTAAGTGAGACTCGTGAAGATGAACACGGAGATTTTGCAGAAAATGCAGAGACTACTGCCAAGCTATGGTCTGCATATAAAGGAACAGAGTTTACTGCTCATGATGTACCTATGATGTTGGCTCTGTTGAAAGTAGCTAGAGCCAAGAGCAAACCTAAGAAGATAGATAACTATCGTGATGGGTGTGGGTACATAGCACTAGCAAGTGAGCAAGTATGAGTATCATAACTATAGACTTTGAAACCTATTACGATAGGGAGTTCTCGTTGTCTAAGATGACAACAGAAGCCTATGTACGTGACGATAGGTTTGAGGTCATTGGGGTTGCTGTCAAGGTAGATGGCAACCCTACCACATGGTATGCAGGTAGTGATGTGGGGGGTTTCCTAAACGACATCGACTATACTGACCATACTATATTATGTCACAACACTGTGTTTGATGGGGCGATACTGTCATGGCTATATAATATAAAGCCAAAGTTTTGGTTCGACACTATGCTGATGACCAGACCATTGGTCGGGCAGACCATCGGTGGCTCTCTAAAAAATCTCGCTATACATTATAATATAGGTGCAAAAGGCGATGAGGTTTTCCACACTCTGGGGAAGCGAAGGTCGAACTTCACACCACAAGAGCTTGACCGATTCGGCGATTATGCAATCAATGACGTTGACCTTACATACAAACTATTCAAGAAAGTATCTAAAGGTTTTCCCTTACAAGAGTTGATGGTGATTGACCAAACCATTCGTATGTACACAGAGCCTACGATTGAACTGGATAAGAATACTCTTAGCTCTCACCTGGAAACAGTGCAGACAAAGAAAGCACAACTTATTGACACAATAAATACGGCAGGTGTAGATCCAGATCAACTGAAGAAACTACTTATGAGTAACGATAGGTTCGCCAAGTTACTCAAAGCTGTGGGGGTTGAACCACCTACCAAGATAAGTCCTACCACTGGTAACAAGACATGGGCGTTTGCCAAGACAGACGCAGGGTTTATTGAGTTATGTGAAACTGGGTCACCTAAAGTACAAGCCTTATGCCAAGCAAGGTTAGGTATCAAGTCTACTATTGAGGAGACTAGAACAGAGAACCTAATCAAGGTTGCTGACAGAGGTAGGCTACCTATCATGCTCAACTACTATGGCGCACACACTGGTAG